ATGAACGAGCGGAGACTCTGGCCGAGTGTCCTGGCGGTGGCCCTGATGGCGGCGGCGGCGCTCTGGGTCGCGTGGCCGGCCGAGGCGCAGTGGGCCGAGATCACGACCAACGCCGTGAAACCGGCCGACACCGCGAAAGCGATCACGATCGGCCCGTCGGCGACCTCGGGCGTGCAGGTGACGACGGCCGGCAAGCTGAACCAGCTGGTCGCCGACACGGACGGCTGGGCGTTCATCCCGGCCTATCAGGGCTGTATCGCGAACACGATCACCGTCTCCGGCGTGCAGGGCGCGAAGACCCTCGTCGCGTCCCGGCAGGGGCTGAACCAGTGGAGCCTGCACTGGTCCTCGGGGCCCTCGCTCGCGCCGTTCAAGATCGTCTGTTCGCTCAACTCGTGGCTGCAGCGGCTCGGGGTGCAGAAGGGCTACGCGCTCAAGACCGTCTCGATCGTGCACCAGTTCTCCGCGGCCCCCGGGTCCACCTTCACGGAATGGGGGCGCCTGGCCTCCTGCACCTACGCCAACAACACCGCCATCACGTGCGGGGAGAACCTGGTGGCGTCGCCGACGATGCCGAGCGCGTCGGACCCGGAGCCCCAGGTGACGACCGCGACGCTGACGACCGCGGCCTACATCGCGTCGCAAGTCGATCTGAACCTCGAGTTCGGCGTCGAGATCCCGCAGGGCGGCAACGGGATCTACAACCTCTACGGCGTCTTCGTCACCTTCAACCGGCTGGATCACTAGGGCGACGCATGACGCGGCCGATGCAGGCACTCGGCGGCCTCGCGCTCGCGGGGCTCGCCGTCTGCCTGCCGTGGCTGACCGCGTGGTCGGCCGCGCTCTGGCTCTCCTCGTCGCGGGCGATCCTCGAAACGCCGCTGACGGCGCTCGCGGTCGCCGCCTTCGTGCTCGTCGGGGCGGCCGTCGCGATCCACGAACCCTGGCTCGGCGCCTTCGTCGCCTACGCGGGGCTGTCGCTCTTCCGCATCGGCTGGCCGGGCATGGCCGAGGCCGTGCTCCCGATCGCGCTCGGCGCGGTGACGATCGTCGCGGTCGGCGCGCTGCCCGCCCGCGCGGCGTTCGCCGGGGCCGCCGGGGCCTGGACGCTCCGGTGGCGCGGGGCGGCGCTCGGGGCCGCGGTCACGCTGCCCGCCGGGACGCTCCGGTGGCGACGCTGGGCGCTCGCCGCCCTCGTGGCCGGCGGCGTGGCGCAAACGCTCTACGCGCTCGCGCAGCTGGCCGGCCTGGACCCGCTCTGGCTCGGCTGGCGCGTCTCCCGCCGGGCGCTGCTGCTCCAGGGCACCTTCGGCCAGCACGGGCTCTACGGCGCCTATCTGGCGCTCCTCGCCCCGCTGGCTCCACTCTGGCTCGTGCCGGTCTTCCTCGTCGGCCTGCTGCTCTCCTACTCGACGGTCGCCGTGGGCGCCGCCGCGGTCGGCCTCCTCCTGCGCTGGCGCACGCGCACCTGGGGCGCCTGGGCGCTCGCCCTCGTCACGCTCGCGCTCGTCTGGTGGGCGCGTGGGGGCGTGGCGGCCGAGGCGTGGACGAATCGCCTGGACATCGCGCGCCAGGGGCTCGCGGGCTGGCTCTGGGCCTCGCCGTGGCTCGGGCTCGGCCCTGCGGCGTGGGCCTCGGTCGCCGACCCGATGCAACTCGTTCGCGTGGCGCCGCGCGGGGCGCGCGAGATCTTCGTCCAGGCCCACAACGAGTACGTGCAGGTCGCGTTCGAGTACGGGGTGGTGGGCGTCGGGCTGCTCGCCGGCTTCTGCTGGGCGCACCGCCGGGCCCTCCAGGGCCGCTTCGGCGGGGCGCTCGTGAGCCTCGCGCTCGTGTCGCTCGCGTGGTTCCCGTTCCGCGTGGCGACGGTCGCGTGGACGGCCGTGGTGATCGTCGGGCTGGCGCTCGCGGAGGAGGCGGCGTGAAGGGCGTGCGCGTGATTTCGCTCCACTACAGCGCCGACGCGGAAAAGGCGGCGCCGGAGTGGAAAGAGCGCGCGAAAGTCGGGTATCCGCCGACCAAGTGGGAGCGGGAGATGGAGCTGAACGCCCACGCCGGCGCCCTGACGGCCGTCTTCCGCCTCGCCTACCGCGCGGACACGCACCTGCGCGCGCTCGAGCCCGATCCGGCCCTGCCGATGCGCCACGGCTGGGACTTCGGCAAGGGCTTTCCGGCCTGCGTGTGGTTTCAGCGCACGCGCGACAACGGCCTGCGCGTCTTCGGCTCCCTGGTCGGCGAGGCGGTGCAGCTCCGGAGCTTCGTCGAGCGCACGCTCGGCTTCACGCTCGAGCGCTTCGGGGATCTCTGGCCGAACCGGCGCGACTACTGCGACCCGGCGGGCAACCAGGACAAGGACGACGGCCTGAAGTCCGTCGAGGTGCTCCGGAGCTTCGGCTGGAGCCCGAAATGGGTCGGCGGGCTGGTGCAGCCGGGCCTCGAGGCGCTCGAGCGGCTCATGACCCTGACGCTGCCGAGCGGCGACCCGGCGTTCCTCGTCGACCCACGGTGGAACCGGGTGCTGATCGAGGCGCTCGAGGGCCGGTACTATCGCAAGGCGTCGGGCGAGATCGCGCGCGAGCACCCCTGGATCGACGCGATGGACGCGCTCCGCTACGGTGTGATGTGCACGAAGACGCCTGACCGCCCGCGCCAACGTCCGGGGCGCCCGTTTCCGGTCAACGAGGTCTCCGGCTACGGCCTGGCGACGCGCCCGGACACGGCGGGCCACGTCGCGGGCGGCCCAGGGGCGTGGGACGAGGCGATGCGGGGCGCGGGCTACCTGGTGAACGGGCGATGAGGGCGCTCGGGCTCGCGGTCGGCCTCCTCGCGGCGCTGCTGCCCTGGACGGCGGCGGTCCGAGTGGCGCCGGTCGCCACGCCGGGCGCCGCGATCCTCGAGACGCCCCTCTACGTCTTCGTGGCCGCGCTCCTGGCCCTCGGGGGCGCCGCCCTGACGCGCGGGGACCGCTGGCTCGGCCTCCTCGTGCTCTGGGGGGCGCTCGGGGCGGTCGCGGCGCGCGACTGGATCGCGCTGGCGACCGCGCTGTGGCTCGCGGGCGGGGCGGCCGTCCTGGTGGCGGCGCGGGGCGCGGTCGAGCGTGGCGCGGGGCCGATCCTGCGCGTCCTGCTCGTCGCCACGGCCGCCGGGGAGGCGCTCTATGCCCTCGGGCAGGCGTTCCGGTGGGATCCCCTCTGGTGGGGCTCGGAGGCGCCGCCCTACGTCGTCTGGCACGGCACGCTCGGCAATCCGAAGTACCTCGGGGCGTTCCTGGCCCTGCTGGCGCCCCTGGCCCCGCTGGCCGTCCTGCCGATCCTGCTCGTCGGCGTCGTCCTGAGCCGCTCCTGGCTCGCCGCGGCGGCCGTGATCGTCGGGCTGGCGCTCCGGCCGTCCGGATCGCGCCGGGCGCGGGCCGGCGCGCTCGCGCTCGGCGTCCTGGGGGCGCTCGGCGCCGTCTGGGCGCGCGGGTGGAGCCCGGACAGCGCGCTGAACCGGCTGGCGGTCTGGCGGCTCGCGTGGGACGACCTCTGGGCCGTCCCCGTGACGCTCCTGACGGGCTACGGGCCCGGGGCCTGGCCCCAGGCGATCACGGCGCGCCAGATCGTCGCCGCAGGCCAGGGCTGGCCCCCGGAACTCTTTGCCGCCGCCCACAGCGACCTCGTGCGGCTCGGGTTCGAGGGCGGGGCGCTCGCGCTCGCGGTCCTCGGGCTCTGGATCCTCGCGCACCGAGCGGCCTGGTGGCGCTCGCCCTGGCGCGGGGCGGCCGCGGCCCTCGCCGTGCTGGTGGTGGGGCTGCACCCGATGCATCTGGCCTCGATCGCCGTGCCGGCCTGCGTGGTGCTCGGCGCGGCCACGGCGCGCACCTGATGAGCACACGGAGGACACGACGATGAGGCGATGGACGGCGATTCTGGGGCTCCTGGCGGCGGTGGCGGCGCCGGCCGTGGTCGTGGCGGAGGACGTGGTCCTCCCGGGCGGCGTGCTGATGCAGATCTTCTCCCCGTCGCTGACCCCGGCGGCGCATGCAGCGGGCGGCCCGCTGAACACCGAGACCTCCTTCGAGGAGACCTACACCGTGAGCGGCCTGCTCCCGGGCGGGGCGGTCTTCGTCTCGCCGCCGTCCCAGACGGCCGCCTGCCCGATGAGCGGGGCGCGCGTGTCGGCGCTCAACACGCTGGCGCTGACCTACACGAAGCAGACGACGGCGGCGTGCACGCCCGCGAGCGGCACCTACCGCGTGACGAACATCCTGAAGCCATGACGCGCGGGCTCGATCTCCTGCTCGCGTTCCTGCTCGGCGCCGCCCTGGCTGGCGCGGGGGCGGTCTGGGCCGACGCCCCGCGCTGGGGGGCGCAGTCCGGGCTCGTGATGTGGACGCACGCGACGAGCGGACCCGTGGAGGCGAGTACGACGAACCCCGTGCCCGTCCAGGGCTACTGATGCGCCGGCGTCTCGCGCTCCGCGGTCTCGCGGTCCTGCTGATCCTCGGTCTGGGGGGGCTCGCCACCGCCCGGGCCGACGCCCCGCGCTGGTCCGCCCTCTCGACGCTGCTCATGTGGACCAAGGCGGATCCGACGGGGCCGACCGAGGTGACGGCGGCGGACCCGCTGCCGGTCACCATCAGCGGGGACGCGACCCTCGACACGCTGACGATCGACGAGAAGATCCTCCTCCCCGCCGGCACGACGGCGGCGCCGAGTCTTCAGTGGCCCGCGACGGGGCTGACGCAGATCTCCACCGCCGTCCTCGGCCTGGTGAATGGTGAGGTCTCGCAGGAATTTCGTGTGTACGGCACGGCGACGGGAGGCGAGTATCTCGCGCTTCAGGGCGCCGCGGCCTCCCAGACGGTGCGGTCGTCGGTGGGCAATCTCAACCTCGGCTATGCGACGGCGACCCCTCTGGTCGTGTCGACGACGGGCACTATCTACGTCGGCGAGGTCGGCAACGACAACACGAACGGCACGGGCAATCCCGACGGCCGACTGCAAATCATGGTCGACACGAACGCGGTCGTCAACCCATTCAACATTCAGAATTTCCGCTCCACGGCCGGGGCGGGCATCGGGATGTCGTTCGGGCTCGGCGCGACGGACGACCTCGTCTATCCCTACTACGTCCTCCGCCTCACCCACACGAACCAATGGACCTCGACGGCCAGCTCCCGCAAGGGCATCATGCAGATCGGGGTGCCCAACGGGGCCAACCCGGCGTATTACCTTGCGCTCGACAGCGAGCAGGCGATGGTCAACGCCACCGCCGACCTCTGGCTCGATGCGCCGAAGGTCACGGCGGGCTCGGGAACGGGCGTCACGGTCAATGCCCCGGGCTCCGCCCGCTCCGTCGTCTACAAGGTCACCGTCCTCTCCACCAACTGCGTCGCCGCCGCGACGACGTGCGACCTCACCATCGCCACGCTCCCCGCCAAGGCGTTCCTCAAGGCCGTCATCGCGGACCTGACGACGACCTACGCCTGCACCGCCGTCTGCACGACCGCGACGCTCTCGGGCACGCTCGGCACGAGCGCGGGCGGCACGCAACTGCTGGCCTCGATGGACCTCGACGCCGCGGCCGCGCAGTTCGGCGACGCGGATGCGGAACTCGGGGCCACCATGAACGCGGCCGCCCGGAGCGCCAACGGCGCGCTGTTCAACGGCGTGCTGATGTCGTGGTCGGGCACGACGACGGTGACCTACCGGATCACGAGCGGCACCGGCAACCTCGGCGACGGCGCGGCGACGAATCTGAGTCAGGGCACCATCGTCTTTTACTTGGTCACGGAGGTCTTCCCGTAGTGGAGATCCGCCGCGCGAGCCCGATCCCGCTCGACAGCCCCAAGGCGTTTTACACGAACCACGCCAGGGACGCCGAGACGGCCCGGCGCGCCGTGAAGCTCGCGCTGCCGATGCTGACGCACGTCCGCCGGAACCGCCAGACGATCGACAAGAAGGCCCTGCGCCGCTACAACCAGTGGGCGCTCGTCACGGACGACCGCTTCTACGTCGGGCGCGCGAACACCTACATCCCCGCCGTGCGCCGGGGCGTCGAGCGCCTCGTGAGCAGCACGATCCGCGAGACGTTCCCCTCGGACGAGTGGTGGGACCTGCAGGCGACCGCCCCGGAGTTCGAGAAGAACCTCGACGGCCAGCGGGCCCTCCTGCGCCAGCAGCTCCGCCAGATGGCCGTCAAGCGCCTGGCCCGGCCGACGTACCGGCAGGCCTTCATTTGCGGCCTCACCCCGGTGCGGGTCGGGTGGAAGACGGTCGAGCGCACGGAGAGCGCGATCGGCCCGGGTCCGGACGGGAAGGGCTTCGGCGTCACGCAGCGCCGCCGCGTGCTCTACAACGGTCCCGAGTTCGAGCCCGTGGACTTCTTCAGCTTCGGCGTCTACCCGATGACGGGGCTGCGCCTGGAGGACGCGCTGCTCGTGTACGAGGACGCCGTGGTGAGCCTCGACGAGTTGCAGGCCGACCGTGACAACTACACGAACCTCGCGCGGGCGAAGTCCGCGGCGGGCAGCGGGACCAGCGGGAGCGAGGCCCTGCAGCAGCGCCAGCAGCGCCTCCGCCAGCTCGGGATCACCGAGGACGAGCTGACCGACGGCCAGTTCGCCTTCATCACGCACTGCTACCTGTCGGCCTTCGATCTCAAGGACCGCTTCCGCCTCGGGCCCGAACCCGTGATCCTGACGCTCGCGTGGGAGGAGGTGCCGATCCGCCTGCAGCGCAACGCCTACGGCCGGGCGCCCTATCTCGAGGTGCGCGACAGCGAGATGATCGGGGAGCACTGGCCGCACGCGCGCACGGAGGCGACCGATCGGCTGCAGATCCACCTGAACGACGTGTCGAATCAGGACGCGGACGCCTCGAGCTTCGCCAACAACCCGATCGTGCTGGTGGACCCCAACGTCGTCGAGGACTACCAGGCGATCGCCATCTACCCGGGCGCCAAGGTGCCGGCGCCGAAAGACGCCGTGAGCTTCGACCGCCCGCCCGAGGCGGCGTACAGCCAGAAGGACAAGCTCGCCTTCCTGCACCAGCTCATCAACGAGAACCTGGGCTCGCCGACCGCCGCGAGCGGCAGCCCGGCCGCCTCCGCGCAGCCCCGCGGCGCCCGGACCTTCGGCGGGATGCAGATGCTCCAGATGCTCGCCGGCTCCGAAGCCAAGGAGTTCGTCGAGTTCCAGGAGGAGAACTTCTGGGAGCCGCTCCTGGGGTGGATGGCGAAGATGAACGCCCTGTTCCTCTCCGACGAGCAGACGCTCCGCATGGCGGGCAGCCGGGGCGCGGCCATCGTGGTGAACCGCGAGACCTTCGCGGGCGACTACGCCTACGAGTGGCTCGGCACCTCGACGATGCAGAATCAGACCGTGCGCTCGGCGCAGATGCTGGTCTTCATGAACGTGCTGCGGGGGCTCCAGCTCCCGCCCGGGCAGTCGGTCAACGTCGCGTACATCCTCAAGACGTGGTGGCGCTCGCAGGGCCTGAAGGACGCCGACCGCGTGATCCTCGACGCGACGCCCGAGTCCGTGCCGGCCGACCTCGAGCAGCAGCTCGTGGCGATGGGGCGCGCGATTCAGGTCTCCCCGCAGGACAACGACGCCGAGCACATCGCGAGCCACGCCCGCGCCCGCGGCGCGCTGCCGCCCGACAGCCCCGAGCACCAGACGCTGCTCCAGCACGAGCAGGCGCACGCCACGCAGCTGCTCGTCAAGCAGCAGGCGGCGCTCCTCCAGCAGTCTGCGGCGATGCCCGGGGGCGGCACGAACGGGGGGCCCGCCCCGGCGGGGGCGAAGGCCGGCATGAAGCCGCGGATGGGTGCGGACTCCGGCATGGGACCGGCGCGCGCGATGCTGGCCGCCCCCGGGGGCGCGCCGGGAGGCCCCTGATGCCGCTGAAGAACGTCCGCTACCGCGTCACGACGACGGGCACGGGTCAGAAGGTTCGCCTCGCCGTCCGCGGCGGCAGCGCCGCGAAGAAGACAGGCACCGTCGTCGAGGCGAAGGGCCCGACGGGGACGGTCCACACGCCGGCCGAGTTCGCCGCCGACCGCGCGAAGAAGAAGCCGATGAAGGCGCCGGCGATGACCGCGAGGATGGCGCGGATGCAGCGCATCAAGGACTTCGAGGACGCGCATGGCGATGATGCCCTCTAGCCCGAACACGAAGTCGAAGCCGATGATTTATCTGTCGTGGCCCAAGAAGGGTCTGAAGACGTCCGGCGATATGAAGGCGCTCAGGATCGGCAAGTCGTGCGTGATCCGGCTCAAGGGCACGGTGAAGGGGTTGTCCGAGAGAGAGGACGGGCGTTCGCTCGATATCGAGCCGAGCGAGATCAGCATCCGGAATCACGTCGAAGCGTTCGAGGACGAACATGGCGACACGACGCTCTAAGACGCGCCTCGACGTGCTCCGCGGGACGCCCCCGGGCGAGCTGACGGCGCTCGACCTGGACCTCGTGATCGCGGAGGCCGATCGGAAGATCGCGCTGATGCAGGCTCTGGCCGAGTCGGACGCCTGGCGCCTGCTCTGCCGCGTCCGCGAGCAGCGCAAGAAGAATCTCGGCCGGCAGCTCGAGGGGCTCGTCAAGCGCCTCGCGCAGCCGCTCGAGGGCCAGCCCCCGGTGACGACCGACCAGCTGACCTACCTCCGGGGGCGTCAAGACGAGAATACCGAGCTGCTGAGCTTCCCGGCCCGAGCGCGTCTGCTCTGGCAGCAGGAGCGGGAGCAGCTGGACCAGTTTCGCCAGCAGCGGGCGTCATCGCTGCATGCGCCGCCGAGGCGTTAAACCGGGAGGACGTCGGCATGGACAGGAACAGCGACTGGCACGAGGTGACCGACCGGGCGGCGTGGCTGCTCGCGCGAGGGCGTGGGCCCATCGCGGGCGGATCGGACGACGACCCGGCCGCGGGCACCGAGGGGACGGAGACCGCCGATGACCTGGCGGGCGCCGCCACCGACGGCGAGCCCGGTGACGAAGGCGCGGAGGGGGCGGAGGGGGCCGAGGGCGCGGCGCAGGGGGAGGAGACCGAGCCGGGGGCGGAAGGCGACGGACCCGATGGGGAGCCAGCGGACGGGCTTGACAGCCGGCCGCGCTCGCGGGGCCAGCGGCGCTACCAGGCGCTGGCCAACGCCAACCGGGAGCTGCGGCAGACGATCGAGGCGCTCGATCGCCGGCTGAAGGGGCTGGAGCCGAGGCCGGGGAGCGACGAGGCGCTGCCGGGCGAGTTCAAGGAGCTGGACCAGCATCTCGGGGGCTACGTCGGGCACCGGCTCGGCGGCGTCACGAAGCTGATCGAGGCCCAGAAGCAGCAGATCGCGGGGCTCCAGTCCTGGATCCAGTTCTTCGGCGACCAGGCCGACTTCTACTCGAACCACCCGGAGTACAGCCGCGGGGAGCCGCGGCGGCTGGTCGAGTCGATGGTCCGGCTGCTCGGCCAGAAGTACGGCCCCGAGGGGGCGCTCCGCGAGGACGCGCTCCAGTACCTCCGCGGCCACCCGAAGTACGCGAAGCACTTCGTCACTGAGGCCGAGGGAGCGGACCGGCTCGCCGGCCGTGTGGCGGACGCCCGACGGGGCGCCGGCAAGACAGGGGGACGGCCCGTCACCAAGGCGGGCGCTCGCGCGTCGGAGCCGCTGGACCTGGGGGCCATCAGCTCCCCGGCCGAGCGCGTGAAGGCGATCGAGCGCCAGTTCGGGGACGCGCCGTTCTGAGACAGGAGACGACGATGATGTGGCTCACGCGGATGATCGCGGCAGTCTGGTTCTGGGTCGGCGAGCGCCTGCCGCGCTCGCCGGCGACGCGGATTGGCGCCTTTGTGCTGCTCCCGATCGCGGGCGGCGCGGACACGACCTCGACCACCCTCACCAACGACATGCTGTCGGCCTACATCGCGGACAAGACCCTGATGGTGGCCGAGAAGCAGGTCAAGATGGCGCAGCTCGGCGACCCCGCCCGGCTGCCGTCGAAAATGTCCACCACGTTCCAGTACACGACCTATGACCGGCTGGCACTCCCGCAGTCGACGTTGACCGAGGGCGTCACGCCGGCCTCGACGCAGATGTCGATCTCCACCGTCTCGGCGACCGTCGAGCAGTGGGGGCAGGTCGTCGTCATCACCGATGTCGCCAACCTCACGATCAAGCACAACGTCTTTCAGAAGGCCGTCGCGCTGCTGGCCCTGGCCGCGGCCGAGACGCGGGACCGCGAGGTGCAGGAAGTCCTCCTGGCCGGGACCAACGTGCAGTACGCCGGCACCAGCAACACGACGCGGGGCAACCTCGCCGCGGGCGACGTGATCACCACGGGCACGATCCGCACCACGGTCGCCAACCTCCGGAACAACGGGGCGCGGCCGTACTCGGGCGATCTGCTCGTCGGCGTCCTCGACCCCTCGGTCGAGCAGGACCTGACCTCCGACGCGACCTTCGTCGCGGCGGCGCAGTACAGCAAACTCCAGCTCCTGATGAACGGGGAAATCGGCACCTGGATGGGCGTCCGATGGATCCGCTCCAACTTCCTCTACACCTTCACCGGCGCGGCGTCGGCCACGGCGGCGGACGTGGCGGCGGCCGGCTCGATCGTCGCCAACACGACCGTCTACACGGTCACGACGCGCGTGGACACCACCACCGGGTTCGAGAACGGGGGCACGCAGGAGGCGACGACGACGGTCGCCAACGACGGCAACGACACGCACGCGGTCCGGGTGACGATGCCCTCGACCACGGGCTACACCTACAACGTCTACGCCGGCACGGTGTCGGGCACGCTCTACCAGGTGTCCACGGGCAACGCGGCCAGCGCGACCTACGACATCACCACGGTGCCGACCTCCGGCACGCAGCACCCCGCGATCGCGGCGACGGGCGTCACCACGCACGTCGTCTGGGTCCTCGGGAAGGAAGCCTTCGCGGTCGTGACGCTCGACGGCATGTCGCTGCAGACCTACGCCGTGCGGGCCTCCGCGTCGGACTCGGACCCGCTGGCGCAGCGGCACAAGGCGGGCTGGAAGCTCATGTTCAAGAGCGTGATCTGCAACCAGAACTACCTGCGCCGCGTGGAGTGCACGAGCAACTATTAGGCCGGCGCCTGAGAGGAGTCACGTATGGCAGCCCCTGAGCGGGCTGCGGCCGGGACGGCGGGGGGCGCAAGCTCCCCGCCCCTCTGGCAGCAGCTGCACTACCCGGACGAGCGGACGTTTCAGGCGATCATGGACCAGCACATCGAGCTCGGCTTCGACGCCGCGAAGAACGAGCCGCGCGACTTCTACGCGCTGCCCCCGTGGGTGCGCCTGGGATGGCCCGCGGCCGAGGTCTACGACCGCGCCAAGGGCAACAAGGCCCTGGCGGTGATGCCGTGGGCGAAGGTGATCGCGCGCTACCCGCCGCGCGCCGGCGTGTCGGAGCGCGAGCAGGATCTGTGGCGGATCCTCAACTACTGGCCCAAGCAGTGGGGCGAGGACTTCGTCGAGGTCGTGATCCGGATGAAGGGCGGGGTCCACTTCGCCTCGGCCTATCCCATCGGCAAGGACGAGAAGGGCCGCGACATCATGCACGCCGTCGAGCTCGACTTCTCGCCCGGCCGGCACCGGCTGCCGAAGTCCGTGGCGGCCGAGGTGCGGTACGCCGACCAGAAGGCGCACGAGGAGTACATCAACCAGTTCATCCCGAAGGTCCACCAGGACAAGGTGACCGTGATCTCGGGCACGCAGTACCCCGGCATGGTGAGCGGCGCATGATCGGCGAAGCGCTCGTCCTGCTCGCGACGGTGGGGCTGGTCGTCGGCTTCCTCGTCTGGCGCCACCGCCAGCGCCCGCGCTACCTCGTGACGCTCCAGCGCGTGACGAACGCCACGCAGCAGCCGGAGACGGTCACCGTGCAGGCGAACCTCCCGGCGAGCGCCTCGGCCGCGGACATCTGGGAGGCGATCGAGGTGCAGATGGGCCTCCCGTGCCAGGCGCGCATGGTGTCGCTCAACGACGAGATCCTCGAGGAGGTCGCGCGCGCCTCGGAGGCGATCGCGGCGCGGCAGGCGCGCGTCCGGAGCGAGAAGGCGGACTTCCACGCCGACAAGAAGCGGCGCCGGATCGCCCGGCGGCTCGGGAAACCCGTGGAGCAGGTGACGGACGACGAGGTCCGCGAGGCGCTCGCGCGGGCGCAGAACGCCCAGGAGGCTCCGGGGTAGATGGCCACCGCGCAGTCGATCATCGACCAGGCCGCGGAGCTCGCCGGCAACACGTCGATCAGCGCGACGCATCGCCTGGCCTGGCTCAACCGCTTCCTGGAGGCGGAGTACCGGCGCAAGTACCCGTGGCAGCGCCAGACGGCGACGATCGCCTTCGCCTCGGGCGGCGTGTCGAACACGGCCGACTGGCCGAGCACGTTCCTGGACACCTACCAGCACGAGGACGGCTCCTGCGGGCGCTACACGGACTCGGGCAGTTCCATCGTGACGCTCTTCGAGTGGACCTACCGCACCTACATCGCCAAGGCCGACCGCAACACGTCCACCGGCCCGCCGCAGCGGATCGTCGCGGACCCCGTGACGGGGACGTGGTACGTCTACCCCAAGACCGACCAGGCGTACACGGTGAGCGCGGACTACTACCAGCTCCCGGCGGCCGTGGCGGTCGGCGACACGCCGCTCTGGTCCTCGCACGCGCCGGACGAGATCCTCGTGCAGGCCGTCAAGGTGGCGCAGCTCTTCCACCAGGACGACACCCGCTACACGCGCGAGTACGCGATCCTCTATGGGGACAACCGGCTCGAGCTGCCCGGTCTGCTCCCCACCTACCGCCGCCGCGTGTTCCTGGACGAAGGCGTGACGCACCCCTCGGCGCTCGACCCGCGGATCTACCTCACGATGCCGGTCAACGACTGATGGCCGACGAGATCCGCGTCCGCTGCCTCTGCTGCGGCACCCCGGTCGTGCTCCGCGACGCTGAGGGGCGCACGATCGTGCTGGCCGAGTACGCCACGCTCGGTCTGCGCCTGAACACGCTCCAGCATCACGCCGTGCCCGCCTGCCGGCGCTGCGCGGCGGACGTGCGGCCGGAGCAGTGCGCGGCGCTCACGGAGCAGATCAAGGCGCTGGCGACCGCGGATGGGACGGCCGTGCAGTGGTCGCCCGAGGACTTCGCCCAGCTCGAGGTGATCGGGACGGCGGCTGAGTTCCGCGGGCTCGAGGACGGGGCCAGGCGCCCGGTCATCGTGCCCGAGCACGGGCCCCGCCGGCTCGCGGTCGTGCCGCGTGCCCACGCGCTCGAGGCGCACCGCCGTGCCCCGTAACGAGTCCGTCGTCCTCACCGAGCGCCTGGCCGGCGTCGACCTCTTCACCGAGGCGACGCAGATCGCGGACAACCGCTTCCGCAAGCTTCGCAACTACTACCCGCCGCGGGGCAGTCTCCGCATCCTCGGCAAGCGGCTCGGCTCGTCGACGTACAACACGAGCGCGGTCAGTGGCGTCAACCGCTTCGACAACGGCATCCGCGCCTGGACGGCGGCGACGCGCAAGCTCATCGTCGCCGGCAACCGGGCGACGGCCGATCGCCTCTACGTCGGCGACGACGGCGCGGGTACGCTCGCCGAGATCACGGGGCCGACGGCCCTGCCGACGAGCGTCAACTGGTACTTCCGGAACTGGCCGCTCCTCGGCACGGTGTACGCCGCCTCCGGCGACGGCTCCGTGGCGATCCAGATCAGCAGCGACTTCGCCACGCGGACGGACATGTCCGTGAGCGCCGGGGCGACCGACGCGCAGTACGGGAAGTTCCTCGAAATCTTCCGCCAGCGCCTCGTCACGGCGCGCACGGCGACGAACCCACAGCACATCTACTACTTCGACGCGGGCTCGGACAGCGTCATCGGCGCCACGCAGTTCTGGCGCGCGGATCAGCCGGTGACGGCGCTCGGCAAGGCGACCTTCGGCACGCAGGCGAACGCGCTCCGCGAGATGCTCGTCGTCGGCACCGAGACGCAGCTCTACTACGTGGCCGGGGACGTGGACGCCACGCTCGAGCAGGTCTCGGGCTCCATCGGGTGCGTGTCGCCGAAGACGCTGGTCAACACCCCGCTCGGGCTCCTGTTCCTCGGCGCCGACCGGATGGTGTACCTGATCCGCTCGGTGGGGCCGCCGGAGAAGGTGGGCCTGCGGATCTACCCGGACCTCCTGAAGATCCCCTCGGCGCAGCTGGTCGACGCCTGCGCGGTCTACCACAACGGCTTCTACAAGCTCGCCTTCGCCACGACGGGCGGCTCGACGAACACGCTCCAATACTGGGGCGACCTCCTGCCGGTGCTCGCGGGCGAGGACACGATCGACTGGTACGGCCCGCACGACGGCCTGGCGATTCTGGCCTTCGTGCTGCTGGACGGCCCGGCGGACGGCCTGCTGCTCTACGGCTGCCAGGACGGCGCGGGCACCGTCTGGAAGCTCGACCAGGCGTCGCTCTACCAGGACGGCGCCGAGACGGTGGTCGGCGAGATCCACACCAAGGAATTCGCGGAAGTCACCGAGGACGCGCCGGAGAACAAGCTCCGGCAGAAAATCTGGAACGGGTTCGCCTTCGGCTACCTGAAGGAGGCGACCGGCTCCGTCGGCGTCTCGGCCGTGGTCGACGCCGGGGCCTCGACGGTCTCGGACACGCTCTCGTGGTCGGTCTCGGGCGCGCTCTGGAATTCCGCGATCTGGAATACCGACCTCTGGGGCGGCTCCTCCTTCACGGAGGACGTGCTGAACTGGACGAGCCGCATCGTGGGGCGCACGGTGCAGCTGCAATTGACGCACAACGTCGCGGCGGACTGGAAGCTTCGGGACTTCACCCGCAAGGTGCGCGTCATCCCGAGGATGCCGTGAGGGGTCTAGTCGCCGAACCCGAGTCGCACGCGGGTCCCCGCCCAGCACGTCGCGATCTGCTCGCGCGGCATGAGGCAGGCGGCCAGAACGTCGAACTCCGCGCGCTTCCCGGCGCGGGCCAACTCGACGAGTTCGGCGGTGGCGTTGTCGGGGACGACGACGTCGGGAGCCGGCCAGAAGGGCAGAAGATTCGTCATCGCCGCCGTGTCCAGAAAGAGGTTGTAGAGGGCGTTGAGTTGCCGCTGCTGTTGGAGCGCATCACGGAGCGCCTCACGCCTCCGGCGGTCGGCCTCGTCGAGGTCGTTCTGCCGCGGGCGCATGAACTCCATTCCGCACATGTCACAGCGCGCGAGCCCACCGACCAGACGCGGCAAGAAAGCGCGGACAGCGTGCTCACACGGGCAGGGTGCGGGGCCGCGAAGGATTCGATCGTCCGGCATCGCAGGAGCACTCTAGCATGAACGCCGACCTCGCCGCGCTCGCCTGCCGGATCGATCTGCACGAGGGCACGCTCCTCTACTGCGACGCCGAGCGGCAAGCGCGCATCGTCGCGCTCGTCCAGATCGTGACCGTCGCGGGCGAGCTGGAGACGCAGACCGCGCTGAAGACCCACGGCGAGATCGGGATGCTCGTGCAGTCGCTCGCGGCGTTCTTCGTGCATAACCCCGGGCTCCTCGAGGCCGTGACCGGCATGGTCACGATGATGCGCCAGCGGGGCGGCGGCTAGCGATGGCCCTCATCACGCGCCCCTACACGTACACCGCCGGCACGGTGATCGATCCCGCGCAGGTGACATCGAACGAAACGACCCTCTACAACGACTACAACGGGAACATCGACGCCGACAACATCTCGAGCCTCGCCGAGAACGTCATCGTCTTCGCCGCCTCCGGCCACGCCCACTCGGGCGGCGCGGGCGGGGCGCCGATCCAGCTCGTCCAGGGCACGAACATCGCCTCGGCGTCGAGCCTGACGATCCCGACCGACGGCAACGTCTTTCTCATCACGGGCTCGACGGGCGTGACGGCGCTCTCGACGCGCAACAGCGGCGTCACCGTGTTCCTCCGTTTCCAGGCGGGTCTCACGCTGACGCACAACGGGACGAGCCTGATCCTGCAGGACGCGCGGAACCTCGTCGTGCAGGCCAACGACGTGATCGCCTTCTACTCGCTCGGCTCCGGCAACTGGCTGCAGATCACGCGGAAACCCTGGCGCACCGACCGGCGCATCGCGGGGCTCACGCTCTCGAACAACGGCACCGACCCGACGAACGACATCGACATCGCCGCGGGCTGGACCCGGAGCGGCGACGACCTGGACGACCTGGTGCTCGCCGCGGCGCTCACCAAGCAGCTCGACGCCGCGTGGGCCGTGGGCACTGGCGCGGGGGGCCTGGACACGGGCGCGATCGCGAACGACACCTACCACGTCTGGCTCATCAAGCGCATCGACACGGGTGTGGTGGACGCGCTCTTCTCGCTCTCGGCCTCGTCCCCGACGATGCCGACCAACTACACCGAGAAGCGGCTGATCGGCTCGATCATCCGCTCGGGCGGGGCGATCGTGCTCTTCACGCAGACCGGCGATCGGTTCGTGCGGAGCGTGCCGTCCCAGGACGGCGCGCAGACCAATCCGGGCACGGCGGCGACGACGGTCACGCTCGCCGTCCCGACGGGCCGCGTCCTCGGCGCGATCATCACGTTCGCGGTCGATAACAGCACCACCGCCACGTTCTTCGCCCTGGCCACGGCCCTCACGCAGGCGGATACGGTGCCGTCGGCGACGGCCTTCGATCTCCTGAGCGAGAGCGCGAACAATCAGCCGAGTGCCGTCAAGACCGTCGAGACCAACACCTCGGCGCAGATCCGCACGCGGCAGAGCGCCAGCGGCGCGGCGGACGTCCAGTACGTCATCACCCACGGCTGGATCGACCGCCGCGGCCAGGACGACGCGGCATGA